CCTGGCGCCAGGTACAGGGCCACCAGTATTCCTCGATAGCACGGGGCCTCCGCTGTTAAACCCAGGCGCCACGGGCAGACCAAGTGCCGTAAGAATTACACGGAGAATCAGAGCTTGAATGATTGCCTGGCCAATTTGAATCAAGAGCTGACCGAAGAACTGACGGAATGCGTCCTCTGCGCTCTTGGTGCCATTGATCAGATCAGTAATCACATTTGTTGTAAGCTGAGCAAAACCTTGCGCGATCCCCTCAATTAAGTCTCCAGCAGCGTTGGCAACAGTTTCTATAATTAATGGAACAGTTTCAAATCTTTCTACGAGTGACTGCGTCAGTGCCGAAAAAGGGCCAAGAGCCGCAGTTGAAAGTCTTTCTATTTGAATAAGTTGCTTTTCGGTTTCAACCAATTGAGTATTAAGTTCTCGAATGTTTCTAGTTGCTGATGTAAACAACTCTGGCTGAGTTTCTGCAATTTTCGTCTGGATTTTTAGTTCATTTAAAATCTTTTCTCGCTCGGCTTCCAAGAATCTCTGTTGCTCATTCAAAAAAGATGCATCCAGAGCCCTCCCGCCCTCAAACACATCACCCTGAGCAAAAACTGCTGCTTGTTTCAAATCAGTCTTGGGGGCATCAAGTCGTCTCCTGACAAACAGTCCCTCCAAAGTAGTTTGAAAAGCTTGTAGGGCCTCATTTCTTTCCCTTCCAATCTGTGCGATTCTGGCTTCGGCAAGTTTTTGCTGGGCGAGTAGTGCAAGTACTTCCTTAAGTCTCTTGGCCTTTTCCTGAGCAAAAGTGCCTTGTTGTTTTTCGAGTTGTTCAATTTCGATATCGAACTTTCTGATCTCCTGTTTAGCGGCCAATATTTCAGTCTGCCCTTCAAGTTGGAGTTGGAGGTCTCCAATCCTTTCCTCTTCAAACCGTTGAAGCTGTTCGCCAACCACAAGCGCTTTCTTTAACGCATCCTCTTGATCTTTAAGGATTGCCTCGCCGTCTTCAAAACTGGCATTTGCCAAATCAGACTGGTCTTCAATTTTTTGCAGGTTCAAAACCAGTTCGTCTAAAATGGCGTTCTGCTGTTGTTGGGTAATGCCCAACTGAGAGAGTTGAGTTGCCGCACTGGCAGGTATGGCTCGACGATTAGCAAAAATGTCCTGCCTCTGCAAAAAGTTAATGCCAGGGGCCGAAGGAGTCTGCCTTTGCGGAAGACCTTCGGTTGCTCGATTAATAGTTTCTATAGAACTTGTAGTAACACCAATATCCCTTACAGCCGTTCCGATTTTTTTGAGCTCATCAACGGCAGCATTTTCTCGTGCCGCGTTCCTTGCTGTGAGATCATCTTGTGCTGCCTGTTCTCCGGCTCTCAGCAGATCTCGGTTCAAAAGTGGTGCGGCTTCAAGTTCAAGTATTTTTCTTTCAAGTTCACGTATTGCCAATAAAGGAGTGGTGGATTTCCCCACATTCCGAATGATGTCTAGAAGATTCCCGCCTTGGAACTGGTTGAGAAGATCGGCGAGATTTAGCCCCCTTTCACTCCTGATCAAATCACTGGGCAAATCTTGGAATCGCTTCTGGACATTATCCACCGTTCTTATTAAACGGGCAAAGGCCGTGTTGAAATCTTCAAGATCACCAGTGCGTCTCAAAAAAGTTGTACGTCCAGCACCAGCATCTGTTTTGAAGGTTCCTCGGCTTCTTGCGACGGAATCAAGAATTTCTTCCCTCTCGACCCGAAGTCCTTTAAGGTTATCCTCAAATAGTTTCAGTTGCCTCAATTGTTCGTCAAGAACTGGAATTTCGCGCAACGACTCTCTAGTACGTTCTGCGTTTCTCAGTATTGAGTTTATTTCTTCAAGTCTGTCGGAAAGCGCCCGATTAGCGTTTGCAAAAGCAGAAATGCTTAAGTCATCATCAAAAACCGGAAAACCAGTGCGAGTGGTGCCGATTCGATCGCCTTGTCCCAGTTGAGCGATTTCTTTGAGAACTTCTATAGCCTCGTTTAAATCGCCGCGCGCAACAAACCCTCTATCGGGAACCTGCTGTAAGAAATTCTGGGCTGCTGGAGCTATTGGTCCTGGTCCAGTAGTAATACTTTGACCGATAAAAGCAGCCCTTTCGGCAGCCTGCCTTGCAGAGAGTTGTCGGCTTCTATCTGGAGGGGTGAGAAGGTTGCTGAACCCAAACTGCTGTGCCAGGCCATTAATCAAATCTGTACCAGCACTCAAGAAGGCAAAAGTAAATTCTTCAATAAAGAAGATAAATGTCTCACCCAAAACGCCAGATACGCTCAGGGCCTCAAACCCAAACTGGCTGGCAGCTGTTAAAAATTTGGCTTTTATGACTTCACCGCCTGCAATAAACGCACGCTTCAGGACACCAAGAGATTCTTGGATAACACCGCCCCTGCCTTGTGACACAGCCCTTTCGACATCAGCAATACGACGTTGGGCATCTGCAGGGGTGATAAGCTCCTGGTCTCTCGCAGACTGAATTCTTAAAATTGCGTCTCGCCCCTGAGACTGAAGGCCCCTGAGGTTGTCAACGATTCTCTCGATTGGCGTTAAAACATTCTGAAGAAAATCTTTAAACGTCGGGATCAGATTTTGTGCCAGTTCAACGCCAAGATCTTGGAGATTGACTTTAAGTTTCTGGAATGAGAATGATGCGGTATCAGTGATCAGCTCCACCGCTTTGGCTGCAGATCCAGCCTTGGTTGAGAACGGAATAAAGAAATCATCAAGTGCCCCGCCCTCGTTTCGGAGCAGCGAGAGAATACCGATGTTTGCACGGATACGTGGGAAGAGTTCTGCGAGAGCGTCAGCATTGTCTCCAGCCCTAAGTGCCAATTCTGACAAGTACCCAGCCAGCCCATCGTTCTCTCGAAGCCCTTGTGTGCCAAGTTCTGTAACCAGTTGTCTGGCAACTTCTAGGGATGATCCTGTTGGTCTGAGAACCTTCTGCAAGACGTTACGCAATGCAGTCACTGCTTCTGCAGTTGAAAGACCACCAGTTGAAAGTGCGGCCAGTGCTCCGCCAAGTTCGTCAAGGCCAATGCCAACAGACTCGGCAACTGGAAGAACACGACCAAGCGAGCCAGCCAACTCGTCTGCCGTTGTTCTGCCGAGCCTAATGGTTGTGAAAAGAGAATCAACCTGTTCAGGTAGTTTGTCGATTTCCCTACCAGTGGTCTGAAAAACACTGACAAGAAGTTTGGTTGCAGTGCCAAGATCGGTAACACCACCGATCGCAAGTTTGTTTGCCTCTCTCAAGAAGTCAAGAAGCCTGGTCGCCGGAACACCAGCCGAGATTGCGTCATAGGCGGCTTGAAAGGCAGACTCAAAAGACTGGCCACCTTCTGCGGCCACGTTCCGAATCTCTGTAGATAACTGCGCAAGAGCAGCATCTCTGCTCGCGGGGTCCGTAAAATCAAAACCGACAGCAATATTTCCCGCGCCACCCTGGCCTTGCAAGAGGGTTGCAATACGAGCAGTCTTCAGTTCAACTTCCGTGGCAAGTTTGATTGTTTCTTTGAACTGATTGATTACCTTTGTCAAGCCGAAGGCACGTGCAACTGAAGACAGATCCACAAATGCAAACCTGATCGCACGAAGACGAGTGATCAAAGTTGGCTTGATTGCATTGCCAAAGCCCTTGCCCAAAAGTTTGAGGCTGGTCCTCAAAACTGGGATTCTTCCGATTATCGCAATGGCGGCAGCACGGAAGCCCCGGAACGCAAGAGACGCCTTCTTGGCCTTTTTCGCTGCTTCTTCTTTTTCTTTATTGGCTCTCTTGAGTTTCTTTTCTAACTCAAACTCGGCCTGAGAAACAATCTTGGCTGCCCCGCCCAATGCCTTAAGGGACAAAAGAATCCTGTCAGCATTTTTCCTGGCAGTCTTGAGAATGCCGGCCAACTCTTTAAGTTTGGAAGGATCAAGAGTTTTAAGGGCCTCATTGACCTCGGCCATTGACGCCTTGATTTGCGTGGAGAATTCTTGAAGTTTAGGAATGAACGCTTCAAGAGTTTTAAGAGTCTTATCGACGTTAGGGGCTTTGGATGCCCGCTTGGGGGCTGCAGTAATCGACCGGAGAGCCGACGCAGCTTCCTTCAAACTATCCAGTCTCTTTGGGTCAACCGCGTCGATATTGACCTTGATCTTGGGTAAATCCTTACCCTTGTCGGCAATCGACTTGATTGCGTTTGATGCCTGGGTAAAACCAGTGGCCGTGTCGAATACAACCTTGATAGGGTTGTTTTGATATGCCTCTTTCAGCTGAGTAAGCTTCTCGCCCTTCAGCCTGTTGATCTTGCCAAGAGCACTCTTGTTGTCGATCTCAATTTTGATCGGGTTTGAAGCGAAAGCAGTTTGAAGCTGCTGAAGTTTCTGCTTCTTAATAAAATCAAGTTTGCCCAGAGCGCTCTTATTGTCGATGACAATCTTGAGCCTAGTCTTGTCAAAAACCGCTTGGGCTCGGACAAGAGATTGCTGTATTCGCTTGATACCCTTTGAGAACTGGTCATCAAGTGTAATTTTTACTCTTGCGTCACCCTTAGCCATCTTGAACCTGTTTTACGAGCTTTTGATACTGCCGCCCGCCTTTCTTATCTAGTAGAGAATACACGCCCAAACGTATAAGTTCGGCTTGCGTCAAAGATTTTCTACTGTCGGTTCCGGCCACTTTTGAGGCAAAAAACCAGAGTTGCTTTAGGCTGAGTTCGTCGATGTCTCTTCGGCACCATCCAGCTGCGGCGAGGATTCCGTAAGCGATCCCCATAGATTCGGATTCGTCCCCGTGAACCTCTCCACCACTTGGTCGATCAAGGTCACCCAGGGTTTCACCTTTCCCTCGTCACCAAAGCTTTCGTCAAACCATTCCTTGGCGACAGTAGGGAATACCCAGACTGGGCAGCGAGGGTCTTGCAAGTCAATCCCATCAACCGAGTCATTAATGACATCCATCAAATCATCGGCGATCAAAGTGATAACGGTGCTGAAAATATCAGCCGTACCCAGCTCTGACTGAGTTAACTTCTGCAGTGAGTTATTCACGGCGTCTTTGAAGCGACGGAAATGAGCCACAGCCATTGGCCGCACAAGAACACGGAATCTATGGCCGTTGATGTCAAGTTCAACAGTACGGCCTGGGAATAAAGTTGCGAGGTCGATTTGTTCTGTCATGCGGGCATCTTACTAGGCTGCCAGCAAAATTGTGCAAAACTATCGGGTTTCTTTATCAGGTTCCACCATCGTCGCCAGAATCTCCAGAACCCTGTCCGCCAACAAAATTGTTTTGGCCAGGTGAAACTGAAGGCTGAGTATTCGAAAGTTCCAACATGTGGCCTGCAACTTCCCCATCTGCTGCGTCGATATCCGTCAGAACAGAAACAGTGAAAGAGATAGTAGAATAATCTTCTATCTGAAAGTTGGCAGCATTAGGCACGATGCTGCAGCGGAACTTGCGTACAGACTGTCGCTCGCCGTTGTTTCTGGAGAAGAACAAGAAGCCAGTTCCCTTTTTGGGAGAACCCAACTTCTGCGGCAGAATCTTACGGCCATCCCCATCATTGAGAGCATCCGCTGTACCAGTGATTTGAATCACGTTGCCTGCAACCACCGAGTTGGTGCCGGTGCTAAAGACACGAAGCAGCCCTCTTTCAAGAGACAAGACTTCGTAGTCTGCAGTATCAGGATTCGTGCCATCATACTTTTCAAGTGTTGCCGCGCCACCTGTGGTTCTAATTGCAGCTGTGATGGTGAGCAGGTTATAAAGAGCCACACCATTACTAAAGAGTTTGATAACAGCGCCCGGCTTGAAGTCTGCTTCTGTTACGGTGAACTGTGCATCATTGCTAAGGAGCGTGGTGTCCTGATTCAGTGTGCTTCTGCCATCACCAAACAGGAACAGATTCAGGTTGTCCGAAGAGATGTTGTTGCATTCAATCTCATAGGACTCGTTGATGTCAGAGAAGGATTGATCAATCAGGTTCTCTCTGCCGCCATCTGAATCTTTGAGATCCAAAGTGGTAGGTTCAAAGTTTGGGCTGATCGTGCCAACCGTTCCGAGGTCAAGGAGGTGAGGGTTGGCCTGCCCGTCTTCCTGAAAATAGAACCGCGAACCAGCAACCCAAAAGTCCTGGAATCCAACAATACCTGGCATCTTAGACTCCTATCAACCAGTAGCGCCTTGACCCGGTGAAACAGTGGGCTCAGAACCTTTGTAGAACACATAGCGACCAGCGGTCTCTGATTCACTGACATCTGAAAGAACGCTGACAGACAGGGTGAACTCAGAGAAATCTTCGATCTGGAAGTTCGCAGACGAAGGAAGCACCGAGCAATCGAACTCGCGAACCGACTGACGCTCGTTGTTGTTTCTAGAGAAAATCACATAACCCTTGCCACGAACCGGAGCGCCAAGGCTTTGAGGCTTGAGCAATCTAGTGTTTGAAGCGTTATAAGTGGTCAAGCCTGTGCCAGCAGAGTGACCAGAGGCAGGACCAACAGCGTCGCCATTCGCAAGGGTGTTTGTTCCGTTGCTGAAGAATCTGACAAGACCTCGTGAAGTGCTGACGATTTCGTAGTCTGCACTGGTGCTGTTCGTTCCATCAAAGGCAACCAGAGAGTTGCCCGACCCGATGGAGGCGTCGACTGAAGCGTACTGCCTGAAGTCAACAGAGCCAATGTTGTAGATGCCCTTTCCAGCGGTGTCCTTGACCTTCATCAACTTGCCAGGTCCAATTTGAATCTTCTGGACAGAGATTGATGTCGCCTGCGTCATGTTTTCTGGCGGGTCAGCCAAGAACAGGAACTGCAGGTTTTCTTGGGAAAGGTTCTTTGTGACAACCTCGTAAGTTTCATTGACATCAGAGAATGCCTGGTCAATGAGATTCAAACGACCACCATCGCCATCCTTCAACTCGAGAACAGTAGGCTCGATTGCGGGCGAAATAGTATTAACCGTGCCCATGTCGAGCAGCGGATAAGTTTCGGTATCAGTTGCGTCTCTCTGGAAATAGAACCGAGATCCAGCAACCCAAAGATCTTGAAAACCAACAACACCTGGCATAAGAAGTTCTCCGTATTAGGTGTTAGTATTGTACCGTAAAACTGATCATTATTCCCTGAATTGAAAAATCTGTGTTAGTCATTTCTGTGACGTCCACATTCAACAGGTCGAGATTCAGTACCAAAGTGTCTGAGGGAAACAGAGGATCAGTAGACTCCATAAACTGACGGAGAATTTGCTCACCGTCAAACACAAGGCCCTCAATCTCGTTGTCGTCAAAGCCGTGGGTCTCATCTGTTTCTGAGTCCATGATCATGGATTCCATAGGCATTTTCTGCACAAGATCCATAGTGACATTCATCTGCTGCCGAACAGGCTGCAGAATTGTAAATTCAGGCGTCAAAATCGAAATCGCTTGGCTATGCCTGTGCCAAGGGAACTCGGCCCAGTTGATAGGTCCACGTCTGACGTAGTAGGCACCGCCCCTTTCAGTCTTGCAAATGTTTACTAGGCGATCCAGCATTCTGGTACGGACTGATTCTACTTTTGCCATGGTTATCCTCTGATTTTTTCTACAGCCCTGCTTGCTGCTGCTTGGATGCGGCTAACAAATATTGGCCTAAATCTAGTGGAAACAGCCTGGAAAGGGTCTCTTTTCTTCAACTTTATTTCGGTCATCAATAGGAAAACAGTTGGAAGAGTTCTTCTGCTCTTGCTCGGCTTTGAGTTTTCCTTCTTAAGTCGATCCTTATCCACGCCCCTGAAGCGAATGGTCGGGTGGTTTCTGACAGGTATAAAGTGAATTTCCCCAGGATATTGAGAAATATTTGAGTAAGGAGCAGTAGGGTTCTGCTGCAAAAAGTACTTGCTAGAACCTGATGCTCTAAGACCCCTATCGACTGGCACTGCCAAGTGCTTCTTTCGCTTCGGTGTGATTCGAGATCCTTTTTGGTGGGCCTCATAAATTTCGTTCAATCGAGAGGCGCCAGTGCCCGCTTTGAAAAATCCAATCTCTAACTCCGGCTTTCCAAATCTATCTTTCACGACCTGGAAATCCAAACTTCTTTTCATGGTGCCAGTTCTGCTGCCAAATCTATTTTGTCCCTGGTTGGAAAAGAACTCGTTCTTCGCCAGCTTGACATACTCTTTGCCAAGTGTTTTCGCTTCTTTTTCGAGCTCTTCCTGGATGGCCTGAATGCCGTCTTTTACACGGCTTGTGATTTTACTAAGTGGCCCAGTGTCGACAAAACCGACGATTTCAAAAGCGTCAGCCATGATTGAAATACCCGTACCTTTTGTACAGTTTTACAATAGAAATAAAGAACGGATCATGGACATCTTCCTTGAGTCGTGAGGTTGCTCCTGAGATTGTCTCGTCTTCAAGAATCGCTTTGTTGCCCATATATCGCAGGCGGTTATAAATGACCTGTCGGATGATCGCCAGCTTGACATCCTCTGGGGCGTCAGGCGGGGTGACTGAGTATGAGGTCAGATCTAAGTTCTGTGAGGCATAGCCGCCAGTCATGGTGATGGCGGTCCAGTAATGCCATCCCGCATAATCCTGAAGGGAGATGTAGCCCCTCTCCTTGATTACCTGGAAGTCATCATCGAGCACCAAGTCATCCGACTCAGACTCCTTGTCGCCATAATCCCAGCCCTTGACGGCAACACGAACTACCCCGCCTGATGTGAGAGCCACAGGATTCAGGGGTAGCCAGATTTTCGGCATGGATCTTTTACGTGGGGTGTCGAAGTTAAACACCTTCTTGTAATCGACCCTATACCCCCACAGTCGGCCTGTGAGGCTTTCGAAGAGAGATTCCGTTGCACTGATCAAGGACTGAATCAGCGGCTCCTCCTCGACCGTGACGGTCTGATACTTGCGAACATCAGACACCGTGACAAGAGATAAACCAGGAGTAATAAGCGACATCAGATAATTCCCTGGGTTACGAAGACTTCAAAGGGATCAGTTATGATTGGATTGGCGCCGGAATCCTGGAATGCCACTTGAGCAACAAATTTTCCTGCAGGCAGGCTGGTTGTATTTGTGCTTGTGAGATTGATGGTCAGCGTCCCGGCGCTCAGTGTTCCGGACGTGATGTTCAAAAGCGATTTGCCACCGGCTGATTCCCGAATTCGGAAGTTCGTGAAGGTGAAGCCAGTGGTGACGGCAGTTGAACCATCAGCGTTCTCGAAGGTGAACTTCAGAGTTGTCGCGGATCCGGTTATCAGATAAATCACTCGGTCTTGCATTATGACCTCGGGCCCCTGAATCTTAACTTCAGATTTTGAGGATTACGCATCACCAGTTTTATATTTTGCTCCTTGGGTGCTTCAGGCTCCTGTGCAGCAGATCCAAACTGGACCACAGCCCCGACTGACTGTGGCCCACGAATCTCGGTTCCGAGTTGCTTGTAGTCATATCTACTTGCCATGACAAATCCCATAAAAAAGGGCCCCCATGGCGGGGGCCCTGATTTTCAAGTTGTAGGCCAGGATCAGGTGGGCTGGCCGGCGGTAGCGAACACCGTGTCGCTGAAGAACTTGTCCGATGCACTGCCTGGAGGGCTGTAGAGATCGGAGATCGCGTAGGAGGCTGCTGCACCGCCGCATGTTGCTGCACTGCCGGTTGCAGTCAGGCGAACATACTTGGTTGTGCTGGCGAGGTGCGAGAATGGGATGGACCCAATGAACGCATCCTGAGTGTCAGCTGCAGTCTCGAACGAGATGTCAGTGCTAGAAGCGCTGATCTTCTTGACGGTGGTGAAGGTCGAATTGTCGGCAGACTCTTCGACTCGGAAAGTCAACTCTTCACCAGAGATGGTGTGGAAGGAGACAAAGAAGGAAATCATGCGACCAGTTTTGCTGGAAACATTGATTGATTCCCCATTCACCTTTGCGGTGCCAATTGAGGTTTCAGCAGCCGACAGGTTGAAGGCATTGCCGAAGTCAATGGTTTCGTGTAAGTGTGGTCCAACTAACATATTAAATACCTAAGTCCTTATTCTTTATGCGTAGTTCGCGTCGTCACAAACAACGATGGCTTGGTCGTGACGGAGACCAACATCGACATACATTCTCATCTTGAGGTAGATGTGATCACGGGTGAAGCCCTTGCCACGGCCCGCATCGTCATCAATCTCAATGCCGCCCCAACGCCCAAGCAGAACTTCGTTCCAGTTGCCGTAGAAGACGTTACCGAAGGTCGAGCCGGCGTCGCCGTCGTCGATCCATCCGAGGTTCTTGCCAGGCTTTCTGGCGGACTCGACTTGAGTGGAGGTCACGTAAGGACCGATAACTTCAGCCAAACGCTCATCAGAGATCATTGGCATACCAAGAAGATATGGCTGGCCAGTGGTCTGGGTGTCGTAGTTTTCAGTCTTCAGCTTCTTGAGGTTGCGGAAGAACTTGGGGTGAGCCAAGAAGGCAGCCGAATCATCAGGAGTCACGTCGTTTCCGGTAAGGAGACCGACCATTTCCATCAGATCATCGAAGTCAAGAGTGCCACCGTCAGCATCAGAGACAGCAGAGCCATCCCACGCAGCACTGGTGTCAGCACGGTAGACCTGAACAGATGGGAAATTCTTGAGATCAGACTGTCCAAGGTTGGTAGCGTTAACCGCATTCACGATACCGCGTGGCTCGTCAGCAGAACCAGCACCATAAAGAATGGCGTTGTCGAGCTTCTTAGCAGCAGCACGGCTCATATCGCGACGAAGCAAGTCTTCGAATCCAAACCCTGCGTAGTTTCTCATCTCTTGAGTCAAGCGAACCATGACACCAAGTTTCTTGGGAGTCATGTTGACGTCGCCAACCTTGGTTTGCGATTCGGTGTACTCGTCTTCTTCACCGATGAAGTAGGCGACCATACCACCCAAGAATTTAGGAATCTTGACGTTTCCGCCTTGGAGGCCGTCGATCACAGAGATTCGGTTGGCTGATCCATCTTCGCCAGTCAGGTTGATAAGTGCCGACTGGGTGTAAATGGCGCCAATGACATCATCAAGAACTTCATCAGGAACGAAGAAGCCACCAGCGGTGCCGACTCCGATTGTCTGAGCCTTGGTGCGGGCGGCGTCCATAACTTCTTTTTCGAAGCCAGCCTTTTCCCAGTTGTTTGAAGCGATTGCATCCATGCAGCGAATGAAGGAGAACTTGTGAGCCTCTTCCTTCAAACCAGCAATACCGCCACCGTTACGTGAGCGGGCAGCTTCGGATTGCTGGCGAAGTTCATCGACTTGGGCACGCAAGACTTCGAACTGGGAAGAAACTTCCTTCATGTTCAAGCCTTCAGTGTCAATGCCGGCTGACTTCAAATCAGCTTGGATTTGCACAACCTCTTCGGAAAGACCGTTGTAGTCCTTCGAGAGGTTCTCGATGTTTTCGAGAAGCTTCTTAGCGACTTCTCTTTCGGAGGAGTTTGCGTTCCTGTTCATTTCTGAATTAGTCCTTCATAAAACGAATTTGTTCAGTCATCTGCAAAGCTGTTAACAAAGCTTCATTGATGACATCAGATTCTACTTCGTCTGCGTGATTTTTATAGTTATTGGAAGAAATATTTTTCAGTTCAGTGCACAAATCTGAGATCTGCCCCTCAAGTGCAAAAATTCTTGACTCTAAAGATTCAGATACTTCACTAATCTTACTGCTAAGGGTTTCGATGGTGATTGATGCAGAGCCATATGAGCTGTCTTTTTCCATCTCCATAACCTTGCGATCAGTCCACTCGAATGCCTGCATTTGATTCGTGGTAGCGTTGCCACCCCACAGATACCAAGCAACTGCACCTGGACCAGGGAAGTCCTCATGGTCAGGGTTGTTGTTTTGTTCAGGCTCCAGATCCGTTTGGTGTCTCAAGAACCAGGCACGCATACGGCGGACCTTGTCTTCTGTGATTTCACCACGGGCCATGTCTCGAGCCTCCGCGACAGTTTGATCTCTAAGACCATCGCCGCCAAGACCCTCGTCGTAGTACTCAAGTCCTCGACGAGCATTTTCACGCACGTATTCGGGAACCGAAAGATCCACGTGACCATCTTTTGTTTCGGCATATTCTGCAAAAACCATAGATTTCGAAGACAGCGGATGCTCAGAGGGGAGCAGGTCGGTGTCATGCGGAGCATTGCGGAACTCAAGCGTTCGCAAGGCGTGCAAGAAACTATTGACACGACCGTAACCCCACTGCTCCTCCGAAACAACAGTTGGGCGAACAGAGGATGGGTTCGTACGGTAAGCCCCTACGCCGCGATCAAAAACCTTCTCAAGAGTAGAAAGGGTTGTTTTCTTTCTTGAATCATCACCATACTCTTCATTATGCTCCTCAACTTTATTCTCGAGTGCCGTAATAACTTCTGGCGAAGCATCTTTTTGCTCGGACATATTCACGATTTCTGGCATTTCTATGACCGTGAGTCTTGAGATGTTTACAGGAACCGAGCGGTCTGTCATGAAATATTCTTCGCCACCAAGTCTGGCAAGAATGTCGACATGAGCAATTGGGTCACCGTCTGTTGCCTCTTGCCTGTCAACACCTTGCCCAGCCTCTCCATCGGTCTGGAGTCTGCTGACAATTCCTGTGTACATGCCCTTTCTTCCGTCCCACTGGACATAATCGCCAGGGCTTACTTTTGCCGCTGCAGTGACGGCTTCTTCAACCATCTCCTCTTCAGGCATTTCGTACATGTCATAAACATCTGGCACGGTCTCTACACCATGATTCATTGAACTGTCAGGCATGTAGAGGGTGACGCCTGGCATTTCCTCAAATGTATGAGGATGTGCTGTGCCTTCACCGCCCATGGCGACATCAAGTTCTTCAGCCTCTTCAATGGTTTCATAAAGCGGGTAGAAGTAGCCGGACTCGCCCTCAGTAGGCCCTGACGCCGAAGTTCCCATCACTGCATAACCATCGACAGCCTTTTCCAACTCCTTGGTCAACTCGTCAACGAGAAGTTCTGATCTTTCGATGAGATCCGGTGCGTCCATGTCGAACTGAGCGTAATGCCTTGTGAGGTGGCTGTAGATTTCAGATCTCTCATTTTCCGTGAGATCCATAGCCGCTCGGGCGCCATTGAGTGCTCCCATGGCTGCAATTACACCACGGCGATGAGTAACAAGCTCGCCATTTTCGACATCATGGTGAGGCAATTTGTATCCGGCAAGAATGTCTTCATCGCCGGGCTCTACATAGGCAAAAGCCGTCATGTACTTGTCCCAGTCGATGTCTCCATCGCCATTCAAGGCCCAGTCTCTGATTCTTAGCTCTGCTTCAGAACTGTCCCAAGATGCCTCAGGGTTAGAAGAAACAGGGGTGTTCCCGTAAGGAACGACCATCTTATATCCCATATCAGGCTTGTGGTCCTCCTCTTCTTCTTCATCATCCTCGTCATCCTCATGACCGGCTTTCATTTCCTCCTCTTCTTCTTCTTCTTCGTGTCCAGCCTTCATTTCTTCTTCTTCGTCTTCCTCATGACCCCCCTTCTTCTCATCATCGTCGTCATGCTGGTACTTCATTTCCTCTTCTTCCTCTTCTGAAGGTTCATGACCACCCTTCATTTCCTCTTCCTCCTCCTCGTCTTCCTTGTGCCCGGCCTTGGCAAAGTCAACAATTGGGCTAGAAATGCAGCAGTGATCGCCAGCCTCACAGTCAGGGAAGATGGATTTCCACATCTCGACCAGGTTGTAATCGTTAAGTTCCCAACCCTCTTCGTTTCCAGTAGAAAGGTCGTAGGTTCTTCTGATATCACGGAGAATCTTTAGGTCCTGTTCAGGCTGAATCATCTGATGCTTGGCAGCACGGGAAATGACCTGCACGGCTCCTGTGTTTGCAGGCACAGGCGCAACAGTCCATTCGACGAGAACGTTCTTATCAAAAACCATTCCCTCTGGGCCCAAGCCAAGGGACTTTCTTTCTTCAGCATCTGTGACCTGAATAACATTCTCGGTAAAGAAACCAACACTTCCCGTTCGGATAATTCTGGCCTTGGCTAAGCGGTAGATCGTGTCAGCCCACTGGTACTCATCAGCCATTGCAAAGATTGGCAAAAGCTGGAGGCTTGGCCCCTGGTAATCTTCAGCTCGCCTGCGAACCACATCCCATTTGATGACTGATCCAATCGGCGGTGAGTCCCATTCGTGGGAATAGAGCATAACTGGGTTGTCTTTGAAGGTGTCAAAAACCCAGTTTTGCAAAACGATATCGCCATGTCGGTCGACTCGCTCGTCTGAGGCCCACCATGCAATCGCGCGATCAGCGTACTCGTCTCGCCAAACAAGGCCAGACTGCTCGGCCATTTGCCGCAGTTCGTCATTTGAATAGTTATGGGACTTGCGATTCGGCTGCATTGAATCACGGATGACTTTGCAGTTTCCCTCGTCATCGACTTTGACGTTGCTGGCAACATCATTATCGGACAGGTATCTGGCCACTTCATCAATATTCAGTGGTTCTGCAGATTTTAAGTTACTAATGTCAATTTTATTCATGATTATTTACCGTTTCGCAAATCAAGTGCAGTTTGGAAAGCACTCAGATCAATACTTTACCCGAATGACATGGAACCTTTTCGAATGACAAAAATCTTTGTGTCATTCATTTCCGTGTCAACCGTTGCCAATTCTCCACTCAGTAGGGGTTGATTCTGAAAGACGAAAAAGTTCATCGCGAAGACTTCTGATAAAAGAGTCCGCCTCGATATTTGTAGCCAACTTGGTCTTGGCTTCGCTCGCAAGGATTGTGAACAATTGATCGACAGCAGACTTTCTTTCGCTTTCACTGATAGATTTCGAGTCAATCACCGATAGATTGCTCTGTATAGCAGTGAAAGTGGTCTGCGTCAGTCGGTTGGCCTGGTTTTGAAGCCACTCAAAAATCTCTGGATGATCAATTGGAACTTCACTGTTGTGAATCTCTCTGGAGGTCGTGTAGTCATATGCGAGACCCAAAGCGGTGGCGTACGCCTTTGAGAACCCCTCCTTGAGAGCAGAAGCCACATCCTCTTGAGAAATCCTGCCCTCTCCACTGGCCTCGTACTTCTGTTGAATTTTTGAGATCGACGACGACCATGCCGGTTCGAAGCTATTGGCAACGGCATCAAATACCTGCTGTTGCTCTTCGACCGTCGGTTCATCGTCCATGACCATTGGCTCTTCCACTTCCTGCTCTTCATCATCTGGCCGGCGTGAGGGGCGAATGAACGATGGATCAGGATCCGGGTTTGGAGGGTCTTCAACTACGTTTACCGAAGGGATTGCATTGGATGGATTGACAAAGGCAGTGTCATCGCCTGCATAACCTGGGACTGTAAGCCCAACAACTTCAAATGCCTTTGATGGGGGCATGTGGATGTTTTGAGAGGTGAGGCGGTCAACAACTTCTATTTTATCGACAAGACTCTGCCTTAAAGCTTCCACACCAGAAAGATCAAAAGCACCAACAACATCGTCTGTCTGGTTGAAGAAAATTGTGCCGTCAAGCAAATCTTCAAAGTAACGAACCTCGGGAATAAGGCATTTATCCCAGAAATTGAAGTCCTGTCCAAGCTGAGTTGCGTAGTTGAGTTGATCGGTGATGCCAGCAACAGATTTTGGCACACGCATAGAGCCGAACACTTCTTCTCTGTTGTAGCGAATCGACTCCAAATAATCCATGTCTCGAGGCGACATGCCTGTATTGACGTACTCAAGAGAGCCAGTAAGGATTGCAAGTTCGCCCCTATTGCCTGGGCCCCTGTGACGCTGCTCCCAGCGATCGACGAACTCCTCTTCCTCCTCAGCCGTCCATGGTTCTGTCCCGCCTTTGTCGATCAGAAGTCCACCAGGATTAGCACCATTTTCGAGCACACTTTGGTTGTGCTGCTTGGAAAGCATGTCGGTCTTGATGGCCATTGCAGTTGGGCCAACAGGAGAGAAGCCGCGAAGCATGTTTTCAGGGTTGATGTACTTGAAGTGAATAATTTCACCTTTAGTCAAATAAATCGTCTGGTCCTGAGACTTCATTGGGACGTATTCGCCCGTTGTATATCTTCCGCTTCTGTACTCCCATCCAACGTGTACGCCTTGGTCCACGACCTCACGCACAGCATCAGGATTGAGCGGGTGGATTTCCAAAGGCACCTCGCCCTTTTGATATGGCCGGTCATTGCTGCTTGCCAAGTACCAAAAGGCCTCACCCTTAGTCGCCATAAACAACTCTGTTATTTGCCAAAGTTGATTTCCAGTCATGTGCTCGTTGGCACGATGGAAGACGTCATACAGCGGGTGTTCAAAATCTGGCTCAAGTTCCTTGACCTTCAGGCCTGCAAACCGGCTGGGATTTTGATTTTTAGTCAAGTGCCTATGGACAGCACGACGCTTGCGGCCTGCACGAGGCATCGACTTCGTACGCATCCTGCGTGTTGTAAAGTCTTCAGTCTCCCGATAAACATAGAACGGAGCCTGAGACAGGTTGATTGCCCTTAACATTGCCGTGCAATAAACCCAAGCGTGGTTTTGAAAGGGCTCAGTCGCACGGTAAAGGGCTGATTGATTCAAGCCGTAGAGGCTTGCAAAATAGTTCGCATAACTTTTGCGAATATGTTGCGACGCCTGCCGCTTTTCTTTTGCCGTTCCGTTGATTGATTCTTCTACGGGAAGAGGGCTTCCGTCTGGTCCATATAGAGGCATTGGATTCCCTTATCTGATGGTTGGCGAAATCACGCTGGAAATTGTGTGATGGGTTTTGAAGTAATCAAAGAGTCCCTGTCGCTGAGTATTGGTCAATTGGCCCTCGTAACAAACCATTTCAGCAAATTTGAATGGCATTGGATCGACTGCTAGATTCGAATCAGTGCTGTCGCCAAGAATTAACTTGTTACTCGACTCCACAAGAGCACTTCCCCCAGACCTGGTGTCCCCAAGAATTCCAGGCCGAGTAGTATCTCTTGTACCACTGGATGTGAAAAAGACTTTATTGTTTCTTCTAATAACACCAAGAATTTGAGCGTCATCACTCAAGCTGTCGATTTTATTTGAGAAGGTATGAGTGCCAAAACTTCCTGTAACTTTGAGGGTGGAAACATTAGTTTCCATCTGCCAATTCATACCCATCCATCTGATAAAAGTTCCAAATTGTGAAACGCCTGACGACATTTTCACGACTGAATACCACTCAAAATCGCCTGCAGCAATTGAAGTTTCGGTCCCATTGCTATCGGATAAAAGATCTCCACTACCATCAAATGTGATACCTGGATGTCGTGCTTTAAAGCCGTTTGCGTTCCATGCTGGGTTCGTTCTTGTCCCTGGCGACTGAAGGTTGATATCAGAAGAAATTTTTCCAGAACGTGCGGTAAGGCCTCGAATATCTGCGCCGCCCCTGCCCGGAACAGGGGTCAAAGAGCCACTGACACCGTCATGGGTTGCGTCAATCCAAAAATGAAGACCCTCTAGACTGCCTGGATCAGACACATTTGTCGGCTCTTGTACTCGACCCCGCGTTCGGCCCTTGCTCTTCGCTACTGCAGAGACCACAGGCACACGCCCAAAGAGCTTGTACTGCTGAGCCATCTCAGGCGGAATTGCATAAAGCCTGCCCTCTCGCAAGGCTTGCAGGTAGTCTTCGTAAGTAGGAAAAAGTGGCCCGCTCATTTCATTCCTCCTCAGAAGAATCGACGTCTTCCGCCTCTACAGGCTCGTCGTAAATAATCTGAGTGTTTTGTTCTCTTTCCTCGGCATTTTCCTCTTCGAGGTCATGGGCATCGAGATCCTTGGCCATTGGCGGGTTATAGATTCTGAATGTCATGCCACCGTTGTTGATCGCATCTTCGAGGTCGTAGGGGTTGAAAACGAAAGGAGGGCGTGAAACTTGTTCAGTCTTTTTGGTCATTTTCTTCGATCTTTCTTTCTAAGTTCTCGAGCCGACTTCTCATCTCGTACATATCTAGGTCGTATTTGGATTTTTGACTGGCAATTCTCCAGACGAGGATACCAGTAATTGTGATACCGCTGATAAAAACTCCAGCCGGCACCAGGGTTTCAGCACCCAGCACACCCTGATCTTGTCCCATGCCAGCTCCCGCTGAAGCCAGAGTTGTGCCAAGTAGGCCGTAAAAGTAAACAATACCTGGATTAAGAAGCTCTGTCATTCAGCCCTCGCGAATGACACTATGATACCCAAAGTATGATCGGTGACTCGAATGACAAACCAAATGTTTAAAAAGTTCTGGACAATCTTATGAGTGGCTACTCGAAACTCAAAATTCTCTACATAATCAGGTCCTACGACGAAAGGGCTGGGCAGAAAATTGCCAAGTCTTTAGCGGGTAAAGAAATTTGTTCCGATCTCACATTCCGAGATGCACACGCAATTTCTGCTATTGATGACATTCATGAGTGGACCAGGGATTGCCTGAGGTCCTTTTTATTGTCGGAATCTAAGGTTGCAGCAGTCTACTCAAAGTTTGCGAATGTCAGCACCTTGCGTCCTTACATAGAACTTGCTAGAAATTATGGGTGGGTGCCATTTGTGTTAGATTGCAGAACGAATATAGTGCCGCCATCAGAATCACAAAGTGTTGATCAGTATAAGATGTCATGGGACGACATCTGGCTAACTGAGTTCAAAACTTCGCTAGAACAGGGTACGGAACAATGACTGAAAAAAGATGGAAAATAACTGAGCATCATCGGTATAGCCACACAATCGAGTTTGAACAGCCCAACAAGGACTGGAAGGGCAGAATACTTTTAAGAAGCGATGCCCATCATGACAACTCACATACGAGCTGGGAACTAGAAAAAAAACATCTTGACCAAGCAATGGAAACAGGGTCGCCCATCATTGATGGAGGCGACCTTTTTTGTGCTATGCAGGGCAAGTGGGACAGGCGTGCAGATACGTCTGCCTGCCGGCCAGAGCACAGAAACGGAAACTACTTAGATTCTTTGGTTTCTACTGCGGCAGAATTTTACCAGCCTTATTGCGAAAACTTTGCGTTACTTTGCCCCGGTAACCACGAGACCTCGATTACCAAAAGGCACGAAACGTGTCTTACTTCGAGACTTGCAGAACGGATGAGATCAGATGGTTCCGAGGTCCACACTGGGTCATACGCTGGTTTTATCCGCATCAAGGTCAGAAGAAGTGCCAACGCAAGTTACAATTTAGTTATAGCAAGGCATCACGGATACGGCGGCGGGGGACCAGTGACAAGAGGCGTAATTCAAACCAACCGGCAGGCTGTATACCAGCCTGATGCAGATGTTGTCTGGAGCGGCCATACACATGACTCTTGGCAAGTGCCCGTTTCAAGAGTAAGGCTTCGACCAAATGGCGACATCTTCCTTGATCGGCAGTTGCACGTTAAGACAGCGGGATACAAGGATGAGTTCTCTCCCCATGATGGCTGGCATATCGAAAGGGGTGGCCCTCCAAAGCCACTCGGAGCAGCTTGGCTTTACTTCTGGATTGACCGGACGGCAGAAAGACTTCAATTTGAGGTAAGAGAGGCTTTGTAAGATGACAGGCGGTTCACGCTCTGACAAAGAGAAACTCAAAAAAGCAAGGGAGTTATTATTCTCTTTTGTAGAAGAGGTTGGTGCGGATGCTGTGATTGTAGTCTGGAGCGCAAGTATGCCCGGTAAGACCACAATTGATATCGAGCACTGGGGCAACGCTTTGACGTGCAACGGTCTTGCTGATTATATTGCCGAAAACTTCTCGTCAGAAATTGACCATGATCTTGATGATGTTGAAGAAGATGCAGAAGATCCTAGAGGGGATGAGGAAAGTTGAGCGGATACGCAACTGTTGAACATGCAGGAGGGGAAACGCTTGCTCGCGACCCTTCTGCAGTGGCAACGGTTGCCATCCTTGATGACGGACTAACCGACATCAGCCCTGTTCTGCTGAAGATACAGATTGCAGAAACTTATGTTCATCTACTTTTGGATGTTGAGTCAGCGAAAAACTTGGCTCACGATATGACCGCACTTGCCAACGGCGCTATCGAAGACTTCAAACAACGCGGGGGCGCAGCACCACGATACCGGGCTTGATTCGCTTCTGCTTCCTCATCATGACGCAGACAGCCCACTTCATAACGCAGTCGTCATTTGCCCCACTCGATGAGCCCCAGCCGTTCCCACGCTTGACATAAGTCAGACACTCCTGCAGCAAATCTCTGTCCCTAACCCAGGACTCGGCAACATCCTGGTTCTCGAGAAGGTCAGAAAGTTCATCAAGCATCTGAGGCTTCGTGATTGCATTCGTTGACCAGCCGGGCTTCCCTGGCTTGTGATGGAAAAGATTTTTCCTGTAGCCCAAATCCCAAATTTGCGAAAGGACCGCGTGCCCGTGGTTTTCTCGTTCAACACCGAGGAGTGCGTTGTTGTACTCCCTGCAAAGTCTCACAGCATGTTTCGCAAGCTCTTTAGGAGAGAGGAGACCATGGATTGCAGCAACCTGTTCAGCCGTATCGCGACGCATGATCCCAATGCCGCAGCGGTCGCCACCAGGTAGACCCTCAGAAGTATCGCATCCCGCAACATACTCCACACCCTCAACAGCATCAGCCCATCGGACCTCATATGTATGGGCGTTGAGTACTTTTTTCTTAACGCCTGGGACGCTTTGCGCCAAGTAGTCCGGTATTGACTCAAGGAGGTCGACGCACACTTTTGAATTAAATCTGCATGACCCTCCAGTGAGAAAGCACGATACATCATCTTCAGGGTGTTCTTGTCTGAAAAGAGGCCCAAGTCTTCGCTCCGTTCTGCGACGCCATTTGATTTGATTGACATCTAAGTGGTGGAGCCTAACAAGCTCCTCTTCTCGCTCTTCAAGGTTGTCCATAATCTCGAAGGCTTCATCTGGATCTTCAAGATCTAATCTGTTTGAGTCATCAGTGAACCACGGCAAGAAGATAGGGGTGTAGTCATTCTCGCCTCGTTTGGCTGCATGATAAATATCGTGGAACAGGTCCATGCCATTAGGCGTGGACTCGAGGACGATCTCTCCCTCTGCTGCGGCCTCCTCTAGGCCTGCAAGGACTTCACGCTGCTTATCCTTCTGGTTACCCCCCTGACACCAGAAGGCAACCTCAGAGCCGTGTATCCGCTGAAACGTGCCACCGCGAGCCTCAGAGTTTGCAGCCGCTGTACCACAGATAAATCTAGAGTTGAGAGATGGGAAGTCCATTCTGTAGGAATTGCCAACACCTTTTCTGTTGGGCCTACTGGGATCATTGTTGTAATACCGCTGAACAATCTCAAAAATGTCTGAGGTCTTGCGATGGGTATCGGCAAGCGTCATCACTGAAACATTGTCACAGAGAGTCGCCATGTGATACGAGAGTGATTGCTCCAGTGTTGTGAATCCACCCTGTCGATACTTGAGCAAAACAAACCGCTTGGGACGGCCATCTTTAATAGTTTTTCTTTTTATATCCAGGTATTTTTTCTGGACTGGTCTCAGGTTGAAATTGATCAGCTGAGCCTTCTTGTTGACGATCATCAGACGGTCGGAGCAGAAGTTCTCGAAGTTATCAATGCTGTAACCCTTCGAGGCTTTCTCAATCGAATCAATCATCGACTGGAGTATTTTTTTATCAAACTCGTTTAGTTCTAATTCCATCAGAGTCGCTGTCTGCTTTTTGTTCCTGCTATAGCATACAGGATCAACCCGGAAGGACCCGGTATCAGACGCGGTACATTTTCATCCTCTGTGATGAGATCAAAAATTTCTTTGCCTTGTTCCTGAATACCGAACCCTGGCAAATAAGAGCCTGAATAATCCACTGGCATCGGATATTCAATAAGTGCAGACGGCCTAGCAGCGAACTCAGACTTGTCCTGCTTTGGAAACCCTGTCAGTGGGAAGTCAAACCCGGTGGTGACAATTCTGGGCGAGCCTATATCCTCCGCTGCAGAGACAGAATCCACAACGGCGTCTACACCAGAAATGATCTCAACCACCTGATCGAATAACTCTTTGCCCATTAGGGTGCCCGCCACTGTAAGAGCAAGGGTGAGCCTTTGAGTTTTGACACTTAAAGACTCACACCTTGCTTCACAGTTCGAAAGGTTTTTCGATTCTTCTTGCGCACGCTTGGCGCAGGCCGGACAAGCCGGCGTCCCCTCAGCTTTCATTACAGATTACTTTCGGAATCTGCTGGTCAGGCTGGCCATGGGGAAGATGTTTCCGCCAACCCAGCCGACCACAAGGGTCAAAGCCGAGAACCAGATGGTGCCGAGAAACTCGGAGAAATTCATTGCAGCAAGAGTGCTCATGTGTTTCGCATCTTTCTTAATGCTTGATCCAGAAGAGGGTCTTCTGCACGCATTGCGGCAACGAGCTCGCGTGTGCTTTCGCCCTTTCCGTTATCAAGTACGGAGTTAATCATATCAGCTTTTCTTGAAGTTTTCGATGGTATCCAACCAATTACCCTGCGGAGCAGTAGCCCTATGCCCGATTGCCAAAGTATTACTACAACTAAAATTCCAAGTATAACCAATAAGCCTTCTTGAATTGCAGATACCCAGTATGGAACTGAATCTTGAACCTCGGTCAGATCAACCTGCACTCCCTGGATTATGTCTTGGATTTGCTGCTGCTCTTTAGCGCCAGCGGCGTCGCCGTGTTTTACGAATCGCTCTTCGGACCGTTCAGCAAGATCTTGAATCTTTACCCCTGCTTTTGCAATGTTGCTGCTTGCAGAAACACATCCGCCGATTAAAACCCCAACTATCGCGGTATATTTTAGCACTCATATATTTTATCATCAAAATAAAAAAAGACCCTGGCTGTTACGCCAGGGCCAATAAGAAAGGGTACAAGGAGATCCTATCAAGTTGCACAACAACAGCGTGCAGTTTGCGAATCATTTTTCGTGTTAGGTTATTCAAGATGGACCGAGAAGAACTCATTCAACAATATCGAATCAAACACAAGAACAACCAGTCCTATGGGGTGGGAAGTTCTTTTTCTGAGATTGCAGAGTTGTTTGACCAGCTCGAGCCGTCGACGTCGATTCTTGATTTTGGTTGCGGCAAGGGAGCGTTAGTCAAGCAACTCAAGTTGATGGGCTTTGATGCGAAGGGTTATGACCCCGCCATCAGGAGGTTTGAAAAATTCCCAGAACGAAAATTCGACGCAGTAATTTGTACCGATGTTTTAGAGCACATCCGAAAGGATGACGTGGATGATGTTTTTCAGATGATGCTTTCGGTCGAGCCGAAGTTTATCTTCCTTACCATCGCCCACTTCGTTGCCAATCATAACCTGCCGAATGGCCGTAACTGCCACGAGACCGTAGAGTCGCCGTTTTGGTGGTGGTCCAAGATTGGGCAGAACTTCAAGGAGTGGAGTGCTACTGGTCTTGAAGGGTTCAGGCCTCGCACGTCGAGATGGCTGCTCAAAAGGCCAGAAAATTAAACAGATGCAGGAAAATCTTTTTTCTAGCCAAGAGCCAGAACCTCAAGAAGAAGCGTTGGTCTGGACTCGAGAAAAGTTAATCGACTTCTTGTCTCAATTCGGGAAGTGCATTAAGGGGAAGTCTGGCAAGATCTTGCCTCTTGAGAAGTTCGTGCAGATGGTAGATCAAGCAATAGAAAGCGAAAGGCGAAAATGAGTACGTGTCACCTGATAGGGAATGGAAGTTCGAAGTCACTTTATGAGTACAAGAACGGCGATAACACTTTCATGTGCAATATGCCTGACCCACACATCAACACTCTTGGGGTTTTTGTGAGAGACCGTGCTGTAGCGAACCTCTACATCGACGGTACATTTTCGGCAGGCAAAATTTTCTGCGATGAATCAGTTGCCTCGTATTTGAAAATGGGCGGGTATAGGGGCCACGTCTCGCCGTACCTTTCCCAGGGAGCAAATATTGGAATCCAGGCAATCCAGTATCTTGCCGTTCACTACAACACAGTAGAGCTGTGGGGCTTCGACTCTCTGTACTCTGGATCTCTCCAGTCTGAGATGTCAAAGTACTTGCCCTTCTCCCCAGAGGATGAGCATGACATTGAATCCTGGGCCTCCGGCTGGCACAGAGATGTGCTAAAGCAATTTCCAGACAATGTGTTTATACTCAACAAACCATCCCTTCAGGGATTCGAAAAAATTTATTTGAAAGAAATGCTAAATTTGCAGCATTAATCTGGAGGCAATCCAAATGGCAGTGTGTCACATAATTGGTAACGGACCTTCGGCAAAATATTTCAACGGATGGCCAGGCGATATCTTCGGCTGCAACATTCCTCACTTCGATCTGCCGTATCAAGCAACTGCCGCGATTGACATTGAAATCCCATATTGGATCAAGCAAACGGGATATGTCCCGAACTACCCAATCCTCTGCCCGGAAACAGTGTACGACCACGTGCAGGAACACAACCTGCCCGGCATATGGCTTCCAGTCCTCCCGCTTTCGACCAATACTGGAGCAGCACTCGGAGCCTACTTGGCGGACCAATATGAGGAAATCCATTTGTGGGGCGTAGACAGCCTGTGGAGGCTTGGCACAGTCAACTCGGTCACAGACACCCATCATCGCGCGTACCCCGTCAGAGCGGCTACATCCGGCGTTCTGTGGCGAATCAATTGGGCCGAGAACGTAGCCCCCAAAACAAACGTCATCTGCCATATGCCTAGAGGGGCAATCTGCGAAACCCCACTCGCCGGCGTGACCTACTCGCGAACGGATATGCCTGACGACCCACCAACGCCGCTCGACAAACCAGCACTTGTCGCAAAGCAAGAAGATGAATACAAATGGGTCACAGAATTCATCGTCGAAGAAGATGGCGCTAAGTTGAGTATCCACTATGGTGACGCAGAAAGAATCAAAGCCCGGCGAAAAGAAATCAAATATCAAAACACAAGCCCGGAGCAAAACACCACCTCATGAAAAAGCCTAGATTTTCAACCGAAGATCTCGACTACGAGTACTCAGACCTGTTCTGGCAAGAGAACAAGGAATACTCCGCAGTGGCAACGGTCGCCATAGTGGTGCTCTGCAAAAGACTTGTCGAGGATGCCGGCGAACTCAAAAAGGCACTCATGGCTTCCTCATACGCATTCCACGTAGAAGACGGATCCGTCGCCAGGGAAATACCAAACTTCGCCTGTGGTATCCAACTCCCCGAACTCGACGAACACGCAAACTCAAACCACAAAATCAACAAAGTCAAAGGCATCTACGAAGCACTCATCCCATACGCACTCTTCCACTCGCATGGGGTCCAAGAAGTTCTCGTATACCAAGACACACAACAAATCGAAGCAATACACGAACTCAAGCAAAAAGGCTATGGGGCTGTCGCTGACTTCCTCTTCTCATGGTGGCCCGAAGACGACGACGACGATGAAGATGGCTCAATCACTGCATAGAGCGCGGTATATTTTCGGCATATAAACTTTTTCAGTTTGAAGTGACACCCTAGCCCTGGGAGCTTGTTAGGGCGATGTTAGGGTCGATGTGGATAACTTGTGGATAAGCCAGGCATTCGCTCAAGTTTGCATCCGGTCTTGCCGATTATGGTACTGTTCCCACTGTTAGACCGATTCCGTCCCCGTACCCGTACCGAGACCGAATCGACCTAACGACCGCCGGAAGTTCCGGCATTCAATCCCGCCGGAAGTTCCGGCATTCAATCCCGCCGGAAGTTCCGGCATAATCTAATGAGGTTCTTACCATGTCCGAATTTACTTACTCCACCGAATCACTCGCTAATTCCGTCCGAATCGCCGCTGGCAAGATTGGCAAGATCGAACCTACGGCGTTCACCAAGAAGGATCGAACCGCGCACGGCCGTGCTATCTTGCTGCAGTGCTTCACCGCCGCCGCCGAAGTCAAGAAGGAACGCCGTGGCGCTATGGCCTTGCAAGACATCACCTTCGCCGAAGGTAACGTCGCCGCTGGCTTGGCTATCGCAGAAGACGTCGTTCACTATGTCCACACGATGCAAGGTATGATTCTTCCACTCTTGGCATTCTTGGAGACGGAGTACGCCCGCGACCAATCTGAATGGATTCGCGGACACACGGAAGAAGGCCAACCGCAGTACTTCACCATGCGAGACGCCGCACGCGTTGTTGCTCTCTCTCTCCCCGGAGCCAAGAAGGTACAGTCGGCTGCAGACCGTAAACTGGCCGATGCGATCGCATCCGCCGCCAAGCCTACGGCCTAAGCCTAGGCCAGCCGCCAAGCCAAGCCCGCCGGATACGTCCGGCGGGCTTATCGCGTTGCGCCCGAATTTCCGCGCCCGTACCCGTACCCTGCGCCGATATTCGCACGCCCGCCCGCGCATGATTTGCGCCCGCCCGAATCTATCCGCCCGCGCATGATTTGCGCCCGCGCATCCGCCCGCGCATCCGCCCGCGCCCGATTCGGAGACATCCCAGGAAAATCAAGCTCGTGCCTGGGTGCGCGCCCGCCCGCCCGCACGACCACGCATACCCCAGGTTTACCGCGCGCGAAGAGAGGGGGGATTTTGACCCTCTAGGTTTACCGCGCCCGAAGAACGGGGGGGATTTGCACAAGCTCTTTTCTGGATCCGCACAAGCTCGCGAAGCCTACCGGCATCGTTGCGCCTTCTCTTTGACAACTTCATAAGTGCCCAGCTTCGTCGCGCGAATTGTCTCGCGCAAGCTCGCGGTATCGTCGCGCCCAACACGCGCCCTCGGCCATTCCCGTATCCGTACCGGAACCGCCACTAGGGGGATTGCATTGGATCCGTAGCCGATACCGTCGCCACATGGTGAGGGGCACAAGTGCAGAATTTCCTCGCCCGCATGTCGGTAGACAGTTGCCGAGCGGTTGGGGGGATTTTCCGTCGCGACCATCCGCGAAGACCTACAGGTGTATTGCACACCTGCTCGGTCTGCTCCGGACTCTAATGAGAGCGTTCTAGAGGTGTCCCCTCTATGGCGTGCGGTTACACTCAGCGAACGGGGACGCAAGCCTACCGTGTACGCATTCGTGCCTACGCCGTAGCCCAGCATCCTTAGCATTCGTCTGCGGCGGGTTATTGTCCAGCTTTACGGCTGGGACGTATGGTCATAGTCATTGACCCGCTACGCCTGCACAACGCCTAGTGCCCTATCCCGTGTCGGGTGGCACTTCCTGGATACGTTGCGCCGTGACTCTCTCCCAAGTGGGGGGAATAGCCAAGTCCCTCCAGGGAACAACTGGGTCAATCGTCCAATCGAACCATAGACCCAGGCAAGGTGGCAACCGTTTACACAGTGTCATTGTGTAGATTGGTATTGCCATCCCACCCGGCTAGGTGTAACTAACCACCGCAGGGGCGGGCCGCGTACGAAGAAAGCCGTCACAGGATTGGATTGTGGCCAGCTCGTGGTGCGTAGGCGTTCTATCAACATCAACCTATCTAGCAGTCCCATGCGGATTGCTATTTACGCCCCTGGGGGATTTGTTTCTCTCAGGGGTTTTTGCATTCTCTCTGTGTGCCAATTATCTGGCACTTTCTTGATCCTTCCATATTGGGGGGATTTGTCAAATATACCGGGCATTTGTTTGCCCCAGGTTTCTAACTAGAAAAGAGGCAGCTTTTATGAGTACTAACACTCCCTACAGAACCATTGTTTCATGGTTTCGTGAACGCGGCATGAAGGTCATTTCTCCCTCATGGTGCAGTGACGGATGGTGTGCAGGTGACGAGCCAGGCATGCTGATTGTGAGCACTGAACAAAAGAGTCAGCTTAGTCCAGTGGTGGCCGACACTGTTGCCTACTACGAGAACAGTGAGGGATCGGACGAGTTCCAGCGGTTCCTTTTCGTGCACGGTCTCTGGTTCGAGTGGAACAACGCGGCAACCATCTGTATCTACGAGGACACTGCGCCTTGTGAGGATGTGGATGTGGCAGCTCTTCAGGACGGCCTGGTGAACTGACCCCCCCAAAATTCGACGTCGATTGTCGCCCCCCATTCGGGGGGATTTGTCTGGGCTAAGAAAATGAAAGGACAGCCCCATGTGTGAACAAACTACTGAACTCCCAAGAAATCCCAACTCCTGGCGACAGGACAACGCCACCTATCGGTACTGGCAAACGGACCCTAAGACGAAGCGGGAATACTGCATCTGGTCCAGGTTTGACAAGGTGCGAGGCAAGTGGGTTTGCGTCATTGACCACGACGGTACGTACCATCTCGGCATCTCAGACAACAGTGCCGATGCGTTCCTTCAATCATTGTGGAACCGCGACCTTGCTGATGCGAGAGCAGAAGCAGAGTGGAAGCGATTCTGGGAAGTCGCCCCAGGTTCCTGATACTGGCAACCGTTGCCACCTGGATTGATTCGTCCCCCCAAAATAGGGGGGTTTTTTATTGGCTTCTAGAAGAAAGGACAAGCCATGGCTAGAAAAAATACAAGTAAACCACTATGGGCAATGCGTGCTGATCCACAAGTGATGAGCCAAACCATCCCGTGCACCGCCATTCCTGGATCTCGCTCTCCCTCAAAGATGCAGCAGACATTGAACTCATGCAGCTCGAAAACCGCGAGCATCCGGAAGCTGCAGCGTCGTATGCACATGATGCTGAGGGTGCTGCGTTCTCGGTGTCAGTCGAGAATGATCCGCAACATGATCGGTATCCGGATGGAACTGTGTAAGGATCTCGTGCCCTACACAGACAAGAAACTTTCTCGGTGGTGCAAAGACACGATGCCGGTGATCGAAAAGGCTGCTGAGGACTGCCGCCTGGAAATCACAATCGACGAAAGCGGATTGCCCAAAGTCTGGTAACATCGGTTGCGCATCTTGGGGGGGATTGCAACTCAGGAGAAACCCATGAGGTTTATCAAACTGACTCTGTACAGATTGCTCCATGTAGCTTTTACTGGTGCAACTCTTTTCTTCATGCTGGCGGCAACACTCCAATCGGATAAGCCGACCACGCAGGAAGTCGTACAAAATTTTGCAGGGTTCTTAGCAGGATTGCTGGGTTCCTGGATCCTTGTTCTGAGCGAGCAAAGATTCTTGCACTGACCTGCAAAAATTGTTTTGTGTTTCGACCCCCCAGGTGTTGGGGGGTTTTTTCGTTTCA